TACATAGCTTTAGCATCATCTTCTGAAATATCTGCTTGAGACATTGACAACGATGCTATTTTTGGATTATCCATTATTCTATTAACGGAGCAGGTATTACATAAACTACGCTAGATTAACCATTTCCTCATCTTCATCCATGTGAGGAGGTTCAACTTGAGGCTGGAAGTCAGCTATATTAGGTGTTGCTTCAGCCGGTGGAGGTGGTGGTGGTGCCATCCCTCCAGGTGCCCCTCCAGGTTGACCCTCTGCTTGAGCAGTTTGAGCAGCTTGAACTTGAGCAAACTGCTGCAATTGATCCATTGGAAGGAGTTGATCAAAATCTTTAAAACCTAGACTCTCATATGTCTTCTTAAAGAACTCTCTAGCTGGAGGAAATTGAACCATCAATGGCAGATACTGAGCAAATAGATTTGCCATAGACATTCTATTTTGCTGATCCTGCATTTTATTTGGATTGAGTTCAAATTGAAAATCAACTTCTTGTTCAAAAGCACTTCTATTTAAACGGCGAGTTTGAAATGCCCCAGTCTGCTTATTAAGAACTCTAAAGACCAATTCATTGGGACTATTGTATTTATGAAGCTCATGAATCTGCTGGAAAAGCTCCCGATAACGCTCTGCGTAGAGAGCCGTCCTAAAACTGAAGGAAATCTGGTTCTGTTGAAGAAGCGCGAGAGTCCCTCTGGCCGTCCTAGGTGCATTCGGAACAGAGGGTGCTCTCCCTTGGGTGAAATCGGTGACAGATGTATCTTTCTCTTGCCACATCTGTAAGCTGTTAAGCCATGCAATTTGAAAGGCATGATCACCGTGAAAAGAAGGGAAGAAAACGCCTCTTGGATCTTGTACAGGGATCATGGCTCCTGGTCTCAATGCATTGGGTTTTAACATCCCAGTAACCGCAGGATTATACAATCCCCAAGGCATATTACGAAGAGTTCCAAAATCAGCCATCTGTCGAAAAGCTACATTGGTTTGCTTCTGAATCTTACGGAGTTTAGCTCCCAATCCTTGACCAAACCAACTTCTGGGTATTTGGTTATAACGATTGTCTATATATGGACGCTTATTGTCAGCTCGGATTCGAGCTAAGGGTACTATCTTAGATATTCTATGTTCTTCCTTAAGATCAGGAAGATAAGTGATGACAACTTCTTCTGGGTAATCCTCATCCTTCATAAAGAACTGCTGTTTCTCCTCGTCATCAACTAATGTTACTTGACCAGGAAGAGCAATCCGCATAAAGAAGTGTAGGACTCTAGCTGTTTTAGATTGATAACTACCTAAGTCCTCATCTTCATCACGGTTCCTTTGAGCAATAGAAGGTTCAGTTTCACTCAGAGTTTCCTTGAGTTCATCCATATGGGCAAAACCATGTTTGTCCATATTGTGGATCTGCTCCTCACCAACATAAGTCTCTTCAAAAAACCAGGGACACTCCGGCCATTGCATAGAAGGCAAACTTCCAGGGGCAGGATAAACATTTACAACCGGAGCTGTTTCAACTACAGGCAGGTTAACTCTTTCAACTCTAGCAGACTCTACATAATCAAGCTCAATAGTCTGCTCTGGAATAGATTGACCAATTAATTCCTCACCTGACGGTCTACTTGTCACCCGTTCCTGAAGCTCTTGGAACCGATGAAGATGCATATCACGATTCCATCGAGTTTTAACAATCCCAGTTCCATCTAAGTTTGTATCAAAATTCCAGTCATTGGATAACTGCCTAAGATTAAGAATGGGTCCATTCCAAAGAACATCAAAATAATAAACGGACAGCAGTTCTGCATCAGCAGCATCTGATCCTTCAATCCCTACAACCCTAGGCATCTCTGCAAACATAGCGTCGTAGATTTGAGCACCATAGGTGTCTACATTACTACGAAGCACTGGAGCATAGAAGTTATTGGCATTCTGCCAAGGAAAGGTACGAACCTCTTGACGAGATTTGGCAAGATACATATCCATATACTCGCCATGAAGTTCATCATAATTACCTTTGTAGTCTTTGGCACCCAACTCCATTTTATGAAGCTTTTGAGAAAGCTGAAGTTGTTGATCGTCAGAAAGACGTATCTCAGGAATCCTATTGGGCATAAGCCATCCAGATTGTGGCATTCTAACCAATAAATGTCAAGCTACTTGAATTAATATATTTGACTATGTAATTATGAAGGTCCACACCCAATGGGGGAGGCGGGGTTTATATATAAGAATCCCATTCCCCCTTACCTCAGAATGGGGGGAGTTGACGGCTCTCCCCCCCTACTCTAATAACCACTATCAGGATCAGGCATGGAGTGATCCATAATATGCTCTTCAATAGGCCATCTTTTTTGTTCTTCCTGAAGGCCAACTAGGGTGCCGTCTGAGGGTCGAAGGATTCGAGGATAATGCTTCCATCCGTGAATGGCGCCGATTAAAGCAAATACCCTATCATCGTGATGACCGGCAGCAGCCTCAATCCGACCTCTTCTATTCCATACAAAGTGGCGACATTGGCGAATAGTCCTCTTGTCGTGAATCCGTATAGAACCTTCGGCAATGGATTCTGCAAGGTCGGCAATTAGGCGGTTTCTGTTACCTACCGTAACTTGCAAGCCAAGGCTGGAGCCACGGGACTTTTCTTGGAACGGGTCCATACGATGATATATCCGGTCAACTGGATAAATTTTACTGAGCTGGATTGTCAGATGCTCACCGTGTCCACCTGTCCACTCTGGTACCAAGAAAGCCATATTAAAATACTCACCGGCAAGGGCGATTCGATCAACCATATCCTCTTCAGAGAGCTGACCAGCTATGATGCCAACCTGTTCAGCAGACGGACCATTATCAATATCCAATATTTGCGCAACTGATTCATCAGGGTCTTTGGCTCCTTCCGGCATCCTACCTTCGGCTGTATCGATGGCTATAACATAACGATGATCTCGAACTGGACTCTTGAAGACAGTCATCTTCTCAAAGCGATCTTCGCAGAAAGTTATCTTACGATCCCATCGATCATCACGTTTAAGATAACCTGTTACCCCTGGTTCAATAGGCATGGCATCCAGAGCTTCTATATCAAATCTAGGATCACCACTAACTATAAACGCCTCTTCGGGCGTTATGGGATATTCTTGTTTACGGATTCTAACATCACCCTGACACTGGAGTCTCAATGCTTTTCTGAGCCATTTGACGAACTCAATAGGCGCATTGAACTTATCCATTATCATCAATTCATACTCATCTAGAGTCTGTCCAATTCGATGCTCTTCTTCCTCTGTAACAGCCAGCCGACAATCCTCATCATCAATAGCACTGATAAACAAAGGAAAAAAGCCATTCCAGTTATCGGGGTCGGAGATATTCAGTTCAATATGAAATCCAAAAGGCTTGGCAGGATTATCATGAAAGATAATAGAACAGCAATCACTGGCAGCATCCCAAAGAGGTTTGAATAGACTATCGTCCCCATTGGCGGTTGTTTCCATAACGACCGATGTATTCAGCTCATTGGCGACAGCTTGAAACAAACTGATGGCTGCATCAGATCCTTTCTCCCAGTGAGCCACTTCTGATCCATGAACGATTTGAGGTGTTCGACCACGAGTTGCAGCTATCTGATTAGCTGTAAAGACCTCAATGTAGCCTTCTCGATTCTTGAACTTAAGCTCTCGTTTATTAGACAGGGCCAATGCATGTTTGGGTAAATCATAATATTGATAGGCTCTTTTGAGAATCTCGTGGATGTACTGTGCGGTCGGTAGATCCTGGGCAATGATGGCAGCATCATAACCATATCGAAGAACTTCTATAAGTTGACGGCAAGCCTCTATAGTCGATATACCCGTTTTACGACTTTTGAGAACCAGGATTCTAACAAGTAACTCTTGCTCTGCCCAAACCTCTTTAATGTGGTGGATTAGAGCAAGGAACATCCTTTGAGATCGCCTCAATTCTTTGATGGGACGAACTTTACCTTTTTTGTCCTTGATATAGAAATGACCTTCGAGGTGATATTGGAGGTCTTTGAGAGCCTTCATAGCCATCAAAGCCCTAATATCTTTACTCTTCGATGATGTCGACTGTGATTTCTCGATCAATCCATTCTTCCAGTTCTTCTGGGGTAGGTTTCTGTGCGTTATGATGAATCATGTAATCTGCTTCATCATCAGTTAGATTCAGCTTTGCATAAGCCTCAGCTCTTTCCATAACCAAATCATCTTCGCTTTTAATATCTTCCTCTTTAGGATAGATATTGAGTATCTTATCTACAGGCTCCAAGAACTTAAAGCGGGTATTATGGTCAGGTTCTCTGCCTACTTCAACACCATCTCTATCACGGATGACCTTCTCAGCTTTAAGACCATTGACAATAACGCCCCCTGCAAGTTGAGTCGCTTTGTTAGCAAATAGGAAGCCCCGCATAAAAGCAGTAACTTGTTGGTCCTGAAGTATCATTCTCGTCTTTTCTTTTGCCTGCTTTATGCTTGATGGTTCATAGACCATCAAGGTAGCATCATTGGCACGTTGACCGTTTGAGACATACTCCTCACACCACTCTTCTTTTTTGAGGTCCATTTTTTTATGTTGTTTACCCATAGCCTACCGAGTATGTATATACATCGTTACTTCAAAGCCCAAACGCATTTCCGTGTACGCAGGTTTTGACCACTTCATAAGATTACCTCCATATCTTTTGCATTGATTTTAAGGGGGAACCAAGAAAGGAAGACTTTGAGGCTCCCCCAGAATCATGAATAACAATACAAGGAGCACTGTTTCATGAATTTGTCCAGAGTCATGGTAGCATAGCCGATTTTTCATTTCAATTTAATTATGCTAAAATCGTTAATTACTGTGATTAGGTGCATGATTATTGGGGTCTTAATAATGATCCCTGTCATGGGCCAAGTTCCAGACTATCCGGTTCTTCCACCCAAAGTTCTATCCAATGTAAAAATGCTCGATCACTCAATTGCGATGATGCTGGAACGTCATAACAATCAGTTCATTGTAGCCTGGATTAACTACCAGAAGCTGCTTGATGACTGGTCTTGGAAAAAAAGGAAGGCTGCTGGGGTTGTTCATGCTAGTGACCAATCGATTGACATTAACATGATTAAACTAGAAAATAAATTGAAGACTTCAATCGGGATTGTACTTAAGGAGTGGAGTTTAATTGAACAGTACCTAAAACAAATAAACAAGTCAACAAAAAAATTAAAGGAGAATTAATGGAGAATGTACAGAAGCTTCACGAACAAGTCCTATACTCGCAAGTTCGAGTAAAAGCAGGGCAAGGGGGAGGTTCTGGCACCATTATCTATTCAAATAAGTTTGATTCACATTATTCTACTTATGTCTTAACGTGCCATCACGTTATAGATAGTGCCATAACTGTCAAGAAAGAATGGGACAGTCGCCTTGGGCGCGATAGAAAGAAAGAATACCGTCAACTTGTCACAGTTGACTTTTTTGATTACCAAAATAGCCCTCATGGAGCTGTTCCAGTTACCTATAGCACCCCCGCAGAGATTGTAGCCTACGATACCCCTCATGATATGGCTATCCTCAAACTGCGAACGGTGGAACCGGCTAAATACACGGCTAATCTCTATCCAAAAGGAGAACACAAAGATATCAACATCGGCACCAAGACTATTGCAGTCGGTAGTGCCCTCTTACATGATCCCATCATCACTGAGGGGATCATAACCCACCAAGGGGATGAGATTGACTACAAGATTTACTGGATGTCCTCAGCTCAGATCATATTCGGTAATAGCGGTGGGGCTATGTTTGCTGAAAGAGATGGGAACTATTACTTCATTGGTGTACCCAGCAGGGTCGATGTTGTAGGTTGGGGATCTGCAGTTACACACCTTGGTTATTTCAGCCCAATCCCCAGGGTCTACGAGTTCTTCAATGAGCAACTATTCCATTTTCTCGTTCCAGATTCCAAGCACACTGAGAGTGATTGTCTAAAAGAACAAGAATCTCGTGAAGAAAGAGAGGAGAGGAGGCTTTATCTGGAGGGCGTTGAGAATGAATGAAGGATCATTACAATGCCCTGAGTGTGGATCTGATGAAATCAATGAAGAAGTAGACGATCCATTTAATCTAACTTGTGAGTCTTGTGGAAATGAGTTTTCACTCGATGAACTTATAGGAGTTGGGTGCGGTCATACAGATACAACCCTAACTAAGTGTGAGAGCTGTGGAGGACCATTAGGTCTATGCAAAAAATGCAATAGACAGGTCGAAGCAGCTTTTATACTCCATTCTAGGGAGTATCAAACCAAGACTATCTGCGCTAGATGTGTCTATATGGCGTATGGCTGTACTGCTGATCGAAAATGATACGAGAAAAAGTTAAGTCTCTTTATGAAAAAGGTTTATCTCAAAGAAAGATTGCCTCTGAGTTAGAGATATCCAGAGGTGGAGTTCGTCATTATCTCGATAAGCTACATATTCAACGAAAAGCACTGATCTTCAACGATATTCATATCCCCTTCCATGATCCCAAGGCTGTCGAACTGACCCTAAAGGTAGGTGAGATGCTAGATCCCCATGTTGTAGTAATCAACGGTGATCTAGGGGACTTCTGGGAAATAAGTAAATTCGTCAAACACGCATCCCTCCTCTCTACAGCTACACTATCTAGGGAAATCCAGATGAGCAAAAAGTTTCTGAGGGATCTTAGAAAGCGATTCCCAGATGCTGATATTCACTACATCTTTGGAAATCATGAGTACCGCTGGGATGTTCATATAGATACACATGCCAGGGAATTCGTAGGTCTTAAGGGAATGAGCTTAGCTGAACAACTAGAACTAGACTCCCTGGATATCGAACATCACTATACAGGGATTAGAGAGTCCAGTTGGCTATGGGGTAAGCTGCTTATCGGCCATTTCAACAAAGTATCCAAACATAGTGGCTATACAGCCAAAATGCTGCTTGAGGAGAAGGGAATATCTCTACTCCAGGCTCATACCCATAGAGGTGGCACTCACTACAAGCGAGTATACGACGATATACTCGTTGCACATGAAAACTTCTGCCTTTGTGACATCAATCCCTGTTATTTAGACAGACCCAACTGGCAACAAGGCTTCTCCATTGTCTATAGAGACGCAAAAAGCGACCTTTTCTGGGTAGAACCCCATCCAATCGTCAAAAGAGACGGTAAGTATCGTGTTTTCTTCAATGGAAAGGTTATTGAAGTTTAAGGTTAATCTATTGAAACCCCGAAATTACATTAAATCCACAATTCTCGTGCTTTTTACCTCATTTTTGCTGTATTGTATGCTAACCACAGCGATGGTATGGTTCCCTCAAGAGGAACTTACAGGCTTTGTTATCACATTTACTGATGGTTCGACTGTCAACATCGAATCTGACTTTGTACGACTAGATGGTATGCTACTTCGATTCTATAATGTCGTGAATAAAGAAGTTATTATCGTAGAAGACATCGTTTTGATGTCAGTTCGGTCTGTAAAACCCACTCATCCTAAGAAAATGGCCTTTAAACTATGATTGCCTACAAAAAACCAGCAGAACTTTATTGTGCTGACTGCAATGCCCTCCTAAAATTTAAAGATCTGCCTCCATCATCCAAACCTAACTTCATTCAGATCATTAAGCTGATCCACCCAGAGGGTAAATGCTCTAATTCCAACCGAGAAGTCGAGTATCATTCCCCAGATGTAGCAAAATACCATGAGCCTTATTGGGAATTTGTGGTATTGAGCTAAATCCCCCCAGGGACACCATCATTCTTGTGTTCAGCATAAAGAGTTTCCCTCGCCCTTTGGGCGAGTATAGTTAGTTTGTCCAACTACCCTTTCTACCCCTAAAAAGGCGACTACATCGACTACATGGCTATAAAGTTAATAAATACAATGGTTTAGCTGTAGTCGGTGTTTTCGACTAAATTTTTTAAAAAATTTTTTTATTGGGGTTCCAACTCATTTAAAATCAACAGTTTATACGTCTGTAGGGGGCCTTACTATAAGAGGTGGAGGAAACAGGATTCCTAGAAGTCATTATTGATTGTTGAAGATAAGAGAAGAATAAGGTACTTACATCTAGAAGTAATTAAGAGAAGAGAAAAGGTACTGAGTACCTTACGGTACTCGCTTTGAAGTAGCGGAGCTACGCCCCGCCAAAAAATTACGCCGCCGCCGCGGCCGTCGACCCGTGGGGAGGATGCTTCACCTGCTCCGGTTGCCCAGGCCTGCTCCGCATCCTCCAACGGATCCTTCCATCAGCCCAAACAAGACCCCAAACCGATACACGATTCCCAGCTATCCGGCACCTAATCCATTGACTCCATTAGATTTATTTTGATTTGATGTCGATTTCTGTTGACATGACCCAAACCGCTTGGTAGAATAATACACAGAAAGGAGGAAACCAAATGAAAATCATGGATAAACCAAAATCAATTACACGCGACTCAGTGACCCCTGTTGATCCCCGCAGGATTGAACACGATTTAAGCGTTCACTATTTTACGCATGACATAATTTCACGGGGAAGAACATTGGATCCAGTCGATGCCTATCAGGACGCATTGCTAGCTGCTCAGGTGCTACTGCATATTTTGGAAGATCGGTCTTGATTTGATCATCCTATGCAGCAAGGGCTCAATAGCTTGAGCCCTTTGTGGATCGGATGATGATCTGGAAAGGAGGTAAAAGCGATGAAATGCAAATACTGCAAAGAAGGCTTCGCGATAGACCTTGAAATTGGAGCTTGTATTGATTGCCACATTTACACAAAAAAAGACGAAATTGCGGATGCAATGCTGGACGTCAAGAACAACGACTTCTTCATATCAGATAGAAAAGTCGTCAAAGGTTCCGATGAATGGTTCCAACTGTACCAATGGGGTTATGAGATCCCCTCATCAGATATCAAGCTATTCAAGACTGAATATGCCAAACAAAAAGGGAGAACAACTAATGAAAATACACAACAGTCGTAGAAAGTCTTGGGCTAACAATATAGAAAAGGCTAAAAAAATGACTTCCAAACTAGCCTATCTACTTGAAGGAATGCATGACAGACAAACTCAATTCGAGGAACTATGGAATACTTTGGAAACAAATCCAAATAGGGATGGAAGCATTAGCCAAGAACTAGAACACGCAATCGCAATGGTCCTAGATATCGTATTTAACCCAGAACCAGCTATCCAAATCAAAGAAGAATTAGACGAAGCCAATAAGAGAATTGAGAAACTTTTTAGCCTAATTCCATAATAGCCGGCTCATCCTATGCAGTTATTGGATGCAGGGAGTACCCAGACAATTGGAGCTGGGTATTCCATGAATCCAATAATGGATTCACAAATAAATGGAGGAAACAATGGAAAAAACATTTACAGAAAGCGACGGGATGAAGGACATATACGAAGATGTGAAGGACATCGCGAGCATATTGGTCGAGAGGGAAAACAAGAAAAAAACGTCTCTTACAACAAAGATTATTCAAGAATGTGTGGAACGTGCCGCAAATGACCCCGAATTGGAGAAGCTGAGTCCGGAAGAAAAAGTAAAGATAGTACGGGATCTGGAGTCACAATTCCAGACATGGATGAAGAAGGATTGGATTAAATAGTCGGCTTTGTTTGTTGTACAAAGGGGCCAGCCTAACTTTGTGCTCTGGCCCCTTAATAGAGCAAACAAACCAATAACAATGGAGAACAACTAATGAAGTTAAACTTATTACGTGAGGGAACTACCAACTACAAAACCAATAAACGCGGATCCGATGGGTTCCTTAGAATCGATAGCCCATTCTACAAAGGTTACTATAACCTTTACGATATCAGATCCTTTAACTTGTCTATGGCTCCATATGGTACCAGAGAGGAGATTCTAGAACAGCGTAAGAAACTCTGTACAGATGCATCACCAGCTTGTCTGGAAGCTTGCGTTGCGTACGCTGGCCGCGGATTCTTTCCCAATGTAATGAAGGCGCGACAGAGTCAAGTGAATCTGTTCTTTGAAGACCGTGCCAAATTCATGCGGCTATTCATTGAAGATATTCACAAGGTGCATGATGCAGCAATGCAAAGACCGCAAAGCTTTTGCAAACGGGATCCCAAACTACTGCCAATTATGGTGACGGCTATTCGGTCAAATTTGGCAACAGATGTTGCGTTTGAGACTTTACTGGAGCACCACGATAGTCCGATGCATTCTTTCCCTTGGATCCAATGGTACGACTATACAGCCATACTGGCGCGACTTGGTCGGGAACCCGCCAATTATCATCTAACCTTCTCACGCAAGGAAAACAACGCGAAGGATTCAAGGCTAGCATTGGAGAAAGGCTATAATTTAGCTGTGCTGTTTCGCGGCGGATTGCCAGAGACTTACAAAGTCGGTGATGTACCCTACAAGGTAATAAATGGAGATTTGCACGACTTCAGGTTTTTGGACAATCCTGGATCCGATGTTCCTGTAATAGTCGGGCTAACGCCAAAGGGTAGGGCGAAAAAAGACAATACTGGATTCGTGTTGGATTACACGGGACCGCATATGTAAGAAATAAAAAATACAGTTAATACAACATTACAGGAGGACGAAACAATGGCAGCAACGTTATGTGGATTTGAAACAACAGAAGAACAGGTTAGAGCGGTAGCAACACCGCCGGCTACATTCTCAC